CAATTCACTAGGAATAAACACTGAAAAAAGTTACACTGCTAAAAATGGTCGTCCAATGAGAATAGCTAACAATGGTAAAATAATAAAGGATATAACATTATGAGAAATTTAATATTGGCAGTTTTGTTTTTAACATCTACAATCACGTTGGCAGACGATAAAAGACCTCAAGGTAAACATCAGAAACCGCAAGTGGGACACGCCAAAAAGGATCATGCAGAGAGGCATAGTGGTCATCGGCCCCATGTTAGCAAAGACTATTACCAGTCGCGGGAAAGAGGTAGATACAATGCGACACCGCAACACAATAGATACTACAGGCCGCAGGTTGGATTTAGGCCAGTTATTCAGTGGCTACCAAGTGGCTTCACTTTAAATATTGGACGAGCTACAGTGGGTCCAAATCGTCGTTACGTTAGATTTGGGATCAATGCCGGATTCTATCAAACGTCTAGATTTCACACTTTTAACTATCATAGGTGATATAATTTTAGTGTGTATTACATATAATACTAACTCTTTTAAATAGGAAAACAATGAATGACTTATTACTAACGGGTGCTGGTAGAGGTTCTTATGGAGAGGCAGTTTTCTTAGCGTTCAATATGGAAGTTAATTCTAATCAAACATTGCAATTGGACCCCTCGGGTACTTATGATTTTACCATAGATTGGGGGGATGGATCTTCTGATGTTATTACTTCTTACAATCAACCAGAAGCCACTCATACTTATGCCAGTACCGGTGTAAATTATGATCTATCAGCGACTGGTACAATTGACAACACTAGATTTATAGAGTTCGGAAGCCCATCTATATTGAACAATATTTCACAGTGGGGTAATTTCAAAATAGACACCACAAATACATTTACTAACACAAAATTTAGTCAGGGATTTACTTTTCCCGAGACTGCACCAAATATAACCACTCAAAACCTAACAGAAACCTTCTATGGTGCCACCGGTCCGAGTAGCTCAAATCGTTTAACACTAAATTTAAATGATTGGGATGTTAGTAATGCTACCAGTATGTCCGGCATGTTTCAGAATTTTAATTATTTTGATTTATATATTGGTGATTGGGATGTTAGTAATGTAACTAATTTTTCAAATATGTTTTATACCGCATATAATTCCAGCATTGCTGACGACATAACGGGATGGGATACTAGTAGCGCAACAAATATGTCGAATATGTTTCGATCCGACTTTGCCACAGCTATAATTTTTAACCAAGATATTTCTACGTGGAATGTTGGTAATGTAACTGATTTTAGTAACATGTTCCGACGAAATAACAATTTTAATCAACCAATTGGTAGCTGGGATACATCAAGTGCTACTACTTTTGAAGTAATGTTTTGGGAAAACACTGCTTTCAATCAACCTATTGGTAGCTGGGATACAAGCAATGTTACAAGTTTTGGCGCTATGTTCGGATCTTCCGTTCCCGGATATAGCTCTATTTTTAATCAAGACTTGAGCGGCTGGGACTTTACTGGTTGCTCATCTTCTTCTTCACTTCAGTTGATTTTTGGTGCCGGAAATATCTTCAGCACCGGCGGGTCATTTGCTCCTATGTCACAAGCTAATTACGAGGCTTTGTTGATAAGCTGGGCTAATCAGGCAGCAAACATGCCAACGGGGATGACATTTGTAGCCAGCGACTATGTTTACGGCGCTGGAAGTGCAGCAGAAACAGCAAGAAACACACTCGTCAACACTTACAGCTGGACTATCACCGATGCTGGTGCAGTCTAACACAAGGAGATAAAAATGAACAATAAAACTTTAGCTAGTATGGATGATTCGTATAACAGAGAAGTATTCGGATGGTCAGAAGAATTATCGGAAGATAATTTTTATGTACCGTTTGAAAATGAATATGATGCGGTCGCGGGTGAGACTGAAGAAGATTGGGATATATCTGTAGCAAGGCCCGGATTATGGGAAAATATTCGTAAGAAAAAAGAACGCCAAGGAAAGAACTACAAGCCAGCCAAAACCGTAAAAGAAGGTAGGCCAACTCAAGAACAACTAAAAAGAGCGCAATCCGAGCATGAAGCGTATGCAGATCATGCGGAGGCAGATAGTCGAGGAAAAGATGACCCACGCAGAACACCCGCTCCAAAGGAAGACCAAAAAAAGGGATCTAAAAAGAACAAGCCAGATAGCGCCAAGAATCCTAGCGGCAAAATTACATTTAGTAAAGAAGTTACTGCGCAACTTTCTAAAAAGGCGGCGGAACACAATGCTAAAGGTAAGGGATCAAAAGCTACTCTTGGTATGCTCAAGGCAGTATACCGCCGAGGTGCTGGCGCTTTTTCCACCAGTCATGCTCCAAAAATGAGTCGCCACGGTTGGGCTATCGCTAGAGTAAATGCCTTCTTGACACTTCTAAGAACCGGCAAACCTTCTAACTCGGCATACACGCAGGACAACGACCTGCTCCCAAAAAGTCATCCAAAAAAATCCAAGGCCGCATTTAAATATGAAAATCCTAAAACCGGAGAGCAGTTTGTTTATGATCGGATTGGAGATTATAAAAAAGACGGAGAATCATTGGTTTACAAGGGCAGGGCTGCTGAATATCAAGGTCGTAAGGTTAAGTTAGGTAAGCCGTTTAGAACTCCAAAAGAATCAAAGAAATTCGCTGTGTATGTAAAAAACGGTAGCGGTAAGGTTGTCATTGTTCGATTTGGCGATCCAAATATGGAAATAAAAAGAGACAACCCGGCTCGCCGTAAATCCTTTAGAGCAAGGCATAAGTGTGACACTAACCCCGGACCACGATGGAAGGCTAGGTATTGGTCTTGTAAAAAATGGTAACAAAAACCCTATATACAGGAGGAACTTTTGATCTTTTTCATGCCGGACACGTTAGGTTCTTAAAGAGGTGCAGCGAAATATCGGACAGAGTTGTAGTTTCTCTAAATTCAGACTCCTTTGTGCGAGAGTATAAAGGGGTCGCTCCTGTTATTTCCTACGAAGAAAGATTTTGTGTGCTAAGTGCCTGTAGGTATGTCGATAATGTGGTGGAAAACATAGGTGGTCAAGATTCAAAACCGGCAATACTTAGGGTTAATCCAAATATAATTGCGGTCGGTGATGACTGGAAGTATAAAGATTACTGCAAGCAGATGATGTTTTCTAAAGAGTGGTTGAACATCAATGATATAACTTTGATCTATATACCATATACTAAAGGTATAAGTTCTACATGTATAAAAAGCAGGATTAATGAATAGCGTTGTTTTCCGAGGTCTCACAACAGAAACTTCTGACCATAGAAATGGTTTTGATTCCTGCCTAAAAACCATAAGAAAATGGCACGATGGAGAGATTATTGTTTCGACTTGGGATAGTGACCCTTTACTATTTGATAAAAAGATGATTGACACCTTGGTTTTATCAAAAGATCCCGGTTGGACAGGTAAGGTTTTTGGCTGGGGAGATTCGGAAGAAATGAGAAATTGGCCGGAAAAAGGTGGTGCGAATCATGTAAACACGATAAGACAATTAACCCTAGCGAACGCTGGTGTAAAGGCGTCGACAGGAAAAAATACCCTTCTGACAAGAACTGATTTTAGACACGGGAAAAATTTATTTAACATCCAAGAGAAAGATCCGAATAAAATAATAATACCTTGCGTTGGAACAATGTGGCCCGATTTCAAAAATTTACAAAAAAAATTCTTACGCAAACGACCACGCAAAGAAATGGTAAGGTTTTCAAAAAAAGAGCGATCCTGCCCGTTTCATTTTTCAGATCTTTTTCAATGTGGTACAACTGAAAACATAAAAAACTGGGCTTCAAACGAAGTTATGAGTAACGTTATTTCAAACATATGGACATGTAGATCAATAGAGCAGCTTTGGTCTTGTTCTTACCTTAATGGGTTTAGGGGTTACAAATTTGACTTCAAGGATTTAGAAAAGGATGCCAAAAAATACTGGCAAGTTTTGTTGGAAAACTTCATAGTTGTAGGAACTTGGGAGTCAAGATCAATTTCAATGAAATATGAATATAGAAATAGAGTAAGAAGAAGACCTAACTCAAAATTTTATATTTGGCCTAAACACTATAAAGAAAAGATAGAAGAGTTTCAGAGTTCTAATTTTAAACTAAAGGAAGACAAATGATACAGGCCGTAGTGACTCTAATATCGGGAGGGCATGGTTTTTTTTTAGGGGCAGTCGGGCAAAAGAAATTAGTAGACAAATTTTGCCCAAATCTTCCTCACGTAGTAATGGTCGAAAGAAACTCATATTCAGAAGAGTGTTTAGATTATCTCAAGGCCATTGGTTCAGACGTAAGAATTGTCAGTGCCATCAGAATGAAAAAAGCCTGTCGTTACAATGCTAGTCGTTGGCCTAGAACATTTACTAAATTAAATCTATGGTCTTTGACGGATTTTCAACACGTTTTGTTTATGGATGCAGACGCTTATCCGTACAGTTCAGAACTCTTTAATCTTTTCTCACCTTACCAACCCCACTTCCTAGCTGCCACTACTTTTGTCACAAATAAAAACAGATTTAGGTCTGGGATGATGGTTGTCCGTCCCGATCAGGAAATGTATAACGATCTATGTCAGTATGCCGCAGGCAATCCTTGGAAAATATTCGCCAAGCTAGGGGATCAGGGCGTTTTGAATCAATTTGTCAAAGATAAGAAAATACCTTGGAGAAGAATGCCTTATAATTGGCATACAGTGGTTTGGAATGCAAAAACTAAGGATGTAATTATAGGACATCTTAGGCCAAAACCTTGGGGTATGAAAACTAGAACATTGACTGGAAAAAAATATGGTATGCATCCATATGTTGACATTTGGCGACAGGCAATAATAGATACCGAGGCTGAGTACGGGCAGGTGCCAAGAGGTAATCTTACATAAAAACAAAATGTTGCGTGTTCTTACCCTATTGATACCTTATAATGCTGTATAAGGAGAGCAAAATGCAAATTAACCTAATGACCCCTATTAATCAGCTTGGCTACGGTGTAGCTGGACTAAATATACTCAAGGCATTACAGAAGAAAGCGGAAGTTTCACTGTTTCCCATTGGTGAACCGCAGGTTGTCAATGAAGAAGATGCAAACGCTGTAAGATCGAGCATGTCTATAGCCAAGTTCTATAACCCAAACGCGCCCTGTATTAAAATCTGGCATCAGAACCAGATGGCAGAACGCATAGGGTCGGGTAAGTTTATTGGATTTCCTATCTTTGAGTTAGATACGTTTAGCAACTTAGAGAAGCACCATCTACAATCTTGCGATGAGTTGATGGTTTGTTCAAAGTGGGCTAGGGATATTGTACGACATAACATGGATGCGTATGCGAATGGCGGTTTTTTACTGGATCAAATTCACGTTGTACCTCTTGGTGTAGACGCACAACTGTTCCCGCCAGCACCAGTAAGACAAGATGATAAAACAATTTTCTTCAACTGTGGCAAGTGGGAAAAGCGTAAGGGTCACGATGTTTTGATTGAATGTTTCAATAGGGCATTTAAAGAAGATGATAACGTAGAATTGTGGATGATGTGCGATAATCCGTTTATAGGCGATAGTAATGAAAAGTGGAGATCGTTATACAAAACTTCTCCTTTGGGAAGTAAAATAAAGATAATACCAAGACAACATAGCCAGCAGGATGTGTATAGTATTATGGGCCGAACGGATTGCGGAGTGTTTCCAGCTAGGGCCGAGGGCTGGAACCTAGAAGCGTTGGAAATGCTTGCCTGCGGCAAGAATGTAATAACAACCAATTATTCAGCACACCAAGAATTTTGCAACAAAGACAATAGCTTTTTAATTGATATTAACGAAAAGGAAATGGCACATGATGGCGTTTTCTTCGACGGTATGGTTGGCAAATGGGCGTCACTGGGAGATAAGCAAAAAGAACAGCTTGTTGAACACATGAGGATGGTTCATGGTATTAAACAACAATACGTGAATGGTTGGGATACACAGATGCGTGAATTTAGTTCTCTAAATCACCAAGGAATAAAAACGGCACAACAGTTTACATGGGAAAACACAGCGAATAAAATTATGGAGGCTATGAATGGATAGCGTATTTTTAACACCGAGGGCAATTCTTAACCATTACAGAAAAGGGTTTGTCGGTGGTTTTTGTGACGAAGAAGATACTAAAAAACTTCTTGGTGAACTGCCAATGCCTGTGTTCGGAGCTGCCGCATACGATCTAAACGGATCTGGGGAGGGTAAACTCAGTTTGCCATTTAAATGTGTGCAAGAGTTTGATGGTGGATTTGGCCCTAGTGAGAAACAGACAACGGGGGATTGTGTTTCCCATTCTACAAGAAACGCCATAGACATTACAAGGTCTGTTGAGATTTTAGAAAATAATGAGCCAGAAGAATGGTTAGCTAGAGGTGCGACTGAAGGTATTTATCAATATCGAGGCCATAGAAAACAGGGAATGAGTTGCTCGGGAGCGGCAAGATATGTCAATGATGCCGGTGGAGTTCTAATAAGAAAGAATTATGGAGTCATTGACCTTTCCACTTATGATTCAAGTATAGGCGCTAAACATAAAATTCCAGAGACTATCTATAAAACAGAAGCAAGAAAGCATCAAATAAAAACAATATCAAACGTAAGAACTGTCGAAGAAGCTAGAGATGCTTTAGCTAATGGTTATGCTCTTTCTGTATGTTCTGGGTACGGCTTTTCTTCTAGAAGGGATAGCAACGGTATCGCTAAACGATCTAAGGGTTGGAATCATGCTATGGCTTGGATTGCCTGCGATGATACTCATGATATATTTAAAGAAACTTTGTTTCTAGTACAAAATAGCTGGGGCAAGTGGAACAGTGGACCAAAACGCCACGGTCAACCGGATGGTAGTTTTTGGATTCGAGAAAAGGATGCTCGCGGTATGCTTGCTGGCGGCGGTGCTTGGGTCTTTAGTAAGTTTGACGGTTTTCCATCAAGAAATATTAAATACACAATTAACAAGGTATTCTAATGAACGTAAACCAAAAAGCAATAATAGGAGTCTTTGTTGTACTTTTCTTTATTTATTTTACAAATTCTGATAAATTATCAAGTTCAAGGTTGACAAATGACGAAGTAAATGGTATAATAAGGGGCGTGAACGAAAGTTTTGTAGACGCTGAAAAAGAAATTTTAACGGAACCCCCGGAACCCCCGGAACCTGTTGTTCCATCGGGTCCAGACCCAGATCCAAAAAAGTGCATATGTCAGGGGACCGGCAAAATAGTTCAAGGAGATGGTCATGTTTCCGATTGTCCATATCATGAGAACGAAGTGACAGTAATTGAGGATTGGTCCGAACCTGAATCGGTTATCAGTTCTACTAAAGATAATTCAAAATCATATAAAAGTCAGAGAGGAATTTTAGGTGGTCGCCTCTTTGAAGTAAAATAACTGACTACCCTGTTGACAATTTATTGTTAGGAGATAAGTTATGAGTAAGTGGAAATCGTTACTAGCCTCAAGGCGCTTTTGGGTTAGCGCAATTGGTCTTGTTAGTGTCGTTGCAGCAGATGTTCTAGGAGTAAATCTAAATCAAGAACAACTATTGGGAGTTGTAACAATCGTTGTCGCTTGGGTCATCGGTGACACAGTAAGAGAAACAAAGTAACTAGAGGTCTTTAGAATGGAATTTTTAAATGATATAAGTATTGTTCAGTGGGTTTTTTTAGGACTCGGTTCTATTCTTGTATTTCCTCTTTTATGGGATAAAATTAAATATAATATTCCCTCTTTGAATAACTTAAAACTAAAACCAAATACAAACTCTCCACCGAATTTATCTAAGATTGTTAGACAGTGGGAGGCTTTGATGGTAAGTTGTGAGGAAAAAAAACTTCGCGACGCCTGCAAAAAACTGGACGAGGTTTTTCCTTTACTAATTTTATTCAGAGAAGATGAGGTGGAAACAGATGACGAAAAAAACTAGAGCTATTATTGGCATTTGTTTGATATTGATTGGGTTCTTTTGGGACTCAATTAAAAACAGTATTCCAAATATTCCTGCGCCCAATATTCCAATTTTAAATATTCCTAGACCAGACTTAGATACTTTGGAAAATGTTTCAAGTATTGCCAACTTAGTAACCGATAAGGATGATGGGTTGCGGTTGGCGATATTTAACATGGTTTTTTCGGAAAGGGTTAAAGATTGGAACTGTAATTCTCAACAGATAAACGATATATATGTACTAGCCGCTCAAAACGAGTTTGGAACCAGTCTAGCCGGTAAGTATGACGGATATGCAGAAGGAATAGAGGAATTATTTAAGGATTCCTTGGGTACAAAAAACGCTTCTGTTACAGAAAACCAAAAACAAAACCTTTCAATTGATTTTAATGGACTAGCGTATTCACTAGCTAATTAGGAAAAAATATGAATATTGTTGACGTAGTGATTTCAAAACTAAAAGCTGAATCTGAAGAAGAGTTATTTAAAATAAATTCGATACTAGCTAATCCAACAAAAGACAATGCTATACCAGATTTAAAACTTTCGCTTCTTCGTTACTCAGAGATCGCGAATACGGTAAGAAGCGCAGATCGTCTTAAACATGAATTAGACAAAGGGCAAAATTTTGAAAACAAAAATAACACTGATAATTCTTGAATTACCAAGTCGATTTAATGGTGTTATCCCTAGTGTAAATCTACTTGTTAACTCATGTGGCAGCTTTCCTTTTAAATTTGTTTCCGCTGGTAGCATAGAAAGTACACTATCTTCCTTATGTTCTGAAGTATGCAACCTGCATTACGGATTTATAAATCCTCAATTAAAAGGATTAGTAAAGGAAAGCCCTTCTGTTGTAGAGGCAATTTACTGCGCAACCGTGCCAAAAGATGTTATATGTGGTAGAAATGGTTGCAAAACGGTTCCGTTAGAAGACATTTTTTTGGAGGATAGATATGGACAGTGCATCAGACAAGTTCCACGACTCACAGGAGGATGAAAAAGAAAACCAAGATTTACTAGCGAATCTTGTTTTTTGGGTTGATAAGCGAGGGGAGGTGCAGTATCATATGGACTGGACAGAAGATAATGATGGTATTCAAGCTCTTTCTAAAATATTTTACGAATTAATACATAATGGATATGCTGACTTGATTTTATCAAAAATGAGAGAACAATGTGTATTAAATGATACAGAGCTTGAATATGAGTCTTTTATCAAATTAATTCTAAATCATTATCCAGACAAGATAAATAAAGAGGGTTCACTAAATTCACCTATTATTTCTCCTGAAAAATCTGCTTACACTATATGAGGTAAGGCTATGGCAAAAGTCAAAAGTATAATCTGGAAAAGCTGGAATGCTATGTCAGAGCAATTCATGGCATCAATAGCTGCCGATTTTAACATAATGCAAGAGATTGCAAATTCAATGGAGGATGGAGAAAATTCAGAAATATTCTTCCCGCTTAAAAACGCAGCAAGTATTCAAACTCCTGTCGGAATATTTAACGTGGACTCCATGTTTAAACCTTCGGATAGGTGGGACTGCTGGATTGGTACGACCAATTTTGATATAACAGAAACTATAAAAAACAAAATAATATCAATGGATGGTGTGGCATGTTTGAAGATTATGGATCGCTACACTTTCTTTATTGGTATTCCTCATCTTCAGTTTAATTTTAACGAGGTTCGTCAAGAAATAGAAAGTAGGCTTTGCATTTATACGGAACAGGAGGTTATGACAGATGAGGTTAGGGTAACTGTTGACCTAGTAAAAAAACAGTTAGAGAATCAAAAATACTGGTCAATTCTGGTTAGTGTTAATGGAAATGTTGATTATATTTTATCGGATGAGTTAGATCAAGAATATATGGAAAACTTGAACAAACTCGTAGAACTAAAGCAGTCGCGTGGCGGCATAATTTTGAGAGGAAAACATGGGTAATATTGATTTGAACAAAGCTTTTTCAGACAAGTGGAACGATTCTAATGTTTCTAATATTATGAATAAGGTTTCTAATAGGTATAGAAGAAATATTGATTCAGATGAAATTGAGTCTATTAAGATGAACACGTTATGGAAGTGCATTGAGAAGCACGACGAGAGCAAATCTAAATTCACTTCTTTTCTATATAGCCAATTATCATTTGCTCTTAAAAATAAAGTAAAGAAAAAAAAGATAGAATATAACTGCTCCAATATTGAAAAGGGCGACTACAAAACAGAAATGTTTCTAGAATACACAGATATCGTTTCCGGCCTGCCAGAAGACGTAAAAGAAATATTAAGACAAAGATTTTACGAAAACTTAACAATGAAAGAAATAGGTAAAATTAACGGTTACAGTAGGGAAACCGCAAGACGTAGATTAAAAACCGCGATAAACATTTGTAAAAACATTTGCGAATCTTGATAAATTGCGTATAGTAATCTAGGAACCGGACAGCTATTATTGGATAATTTGGAAAATAAAAATTTTACTCTTAGGAGATTCCTATGGCTGTTCCCGGTGCTTCGGCAAATTACTTGAAAAATACTACCGGTGGTGCTTTTGCAGCACAGAAACAAGGTGGTACTATAATTGGAAATGGAGAAACTAGTTCCACTATTACAAAAGCTTTTCTTTTGAAAGATGCTACAGACGATATTATTAAGTCTTATGGCGTTCCTGAGAGAGCATATCCAGCTGCCCCAACGGGTGGTATGTATGGTACTCAGAAAATTCTTTCTGGCGGAACTTTTTCATATCAAGAAGCTGGTCAGTACGTTATTCGTACAGTCAGTACAACAATTTCTGGCGTTTCAACGAACGCAGTTCTTATTCCCGGAAACTCTGATCGTCCAACTGTCGCAAGGTTAAAACACGACTTTGGAGTTCGACTGCTCGCTAAATGGAGAGCAGGTGAGTTTTCTTACACGGGTGTTTTAGCTAACGGCTCTAAGATTCCTTCTCGTCTTAACTGGTTGAACTCAGCCGGAACACAGGCGGAGGCGCCGGTAACTGCAACTGATTTAGACATGTTTGACCCAACTACTGGTGCGACATCTGCTAACAGTGACAGCGCTGCTAATCCAACCCGCGCAGTTCCGGGTGAATTGGTGTTAAAGGTTGACTTTGTAGATACTAATTTCGCTACAAGTGGAGACTTCTACGATTACAAACCTATTACAGGTATGTAATTCATATTAGTTGTTTAGGCGTAGGACTCGCTCGGTGTGGGCGAGTCCTACTTTTTATATAGCTGCGGGAAAATATCATGAATGAAGCTTGGAGTTTGACCAGAGATATAGCAGAAGTCATAGGGATGTTTCTTGTCCCTGTAATGGCTTGGGTTATGTATACCATACTAAATCATGGAAAACAAATTATAATTTTAGAAGAAAAAGTAAATGATTCACTGAATAGAAGAATGGAAGGCATTGAAGAGAAGGTCGGAAATATGGAAAGTAAAATAGAAAACAAAATAGATGGCCTTGAGAAAAACATTGTAGAATGTAAAATAGCCATCAATAATAATGCCAACAATCTTAATTCTATAGGAAATTCCATATCTAATAAATTCGAAAATCTTATAGAAAAAATTGATGATGCAAAATGGTCGAGGTAGCGTTAGATAAAATCGGATTATGCTGTAGCATCTAACTAGCTTAACATAGAATCAATATATTTTAAATCTATTTAACATACCGCAAAAAAACCAAAATTTTGTCATTTTCATATTGATTTTTGCTCTAGAATAGCGTATAATGATAAGCGTACACATCATTGAAACACTAGGGACAAATATGAAAGTAACCAAAAGGGACAAAACGCTAGAAGACTTTTCCGTAGAAAAAATTCACAAAGTTGTGCAGTGGGCAACGAAGGGAATAAACGGAGTATCGTTTTCTGATATTGAGATGAATGCTAATTTGTCACTATATGATAATATTAAAACAAAAGAAATTCACAATGTATTAATTAAATCAGCTAATGATTTAATATCTAAAGAAAATCCAAACTATCAGTATGTAGCCGCTAGACTTCTGAATATGCAACTTAGAAAAGAGGTTTGGGGCGGGGATCAAGTTCCTGACTTTCTTAATTATATCCGTAGAAATGTAGACAATGAAGTTTACGATCCAGAATTGGAAAATAAATGGACAGAGGAAATAATCGACGCTTTAGGCAAGTATATTAACCATTCCCGCGATGACAAATTTACTTATGCGGGGTTGCAGCAAATGATTGATAAGTATTTAGTAAAAAACAGAAGCACAGGAAAAATTTATGAAACCCCACAGTTTGCCTATATGGCTATTGCGATGTGCCTTTTCGACAATGTGGACGATGTTAAGCGTGCTTATGATTCTTATTCTACATTTAAAATTAACCTTCCAACTCCTATCATGGCAGGGGTTCGGACAAACATCCGACAATTCTCTAGTTGTGTTTTGGTTGACGTTGATGATAACCTCGACGCTATCTTTTCTAGCATTCATGCTGTTGGAAAATATACCGCACGTCGCGCGGGTATTGGTCTCAACATCGGCAGAATGCGACCAATCAACTCACCTATTAGGGGTGGAGAAGTTATCCACACAGGATTGATTCCGTATTTGAAGAATTTTGAATCAGCTGTTAAATCAACGTCTCAGAACGGATTGCGTGGAGGCTCTGCCACAGTTCATGTACCATTTTGGCATTATGAAATTGAGGATATTCTTGTACTAAAAAACAACGCAGGAACTGATGATAATAGAGTTAGAAAACTGGACTACAGTATTCAATTTTGCAAACTGTTTTATGATCGACTAATTTCTAATGAAGATATTACATTATTTAGTCCTTATGAAGCGGAAGGATTGTACGAAGCTTTTGGTGATAATGATAAATTTGAAGAACTCTATCTAAAACTAGAATCTAAAAGATCACTAAAATTTAAGAAGAAAATTCCCGCTCGCCAGCTTGCACAGATTTATGCTCGCGAGCGACTGGAAACAGGTCGCATCTACAGTATGAACATTGACTCAGCTAATGCACACGGATCGTGGGACATACCATGCCATATGAGCAACCTATGTCAAGAAATTATTCATCCAACAGTTCCAATTAAATCCATCGACGATCCAGAAGGTGAAATTGGTATTTGTATTCTTTCTGCATTAAATCTTCTAGAGTTATCCAGCGAGAAGGATGTTGAAGAAGCGTGCCGTATGGCAGTAAGAACTCTGGATGCCGTTATTGACTATCAAGACTACCCTGTTATTGCCGGAGAAAACTTTACAAAGAACCGTAGATCATTAGGTATTGGTATCACTAATCTTGCCGGATTTTTGGCAAAGAATAAATTAAAATATGGAACCGAATCTTTAGAGTTAGTACATGAGACTATGGAACAAATTCAATGGAATCTACTTAATGCTAGTTGCGAACTAGCGGAAGAACTAGGACCATGCCCTAAATTTGAAGATACCAAATATTCAAAAGGACTTCTGCCTATTGATTGGTACAAAAAAAAGGTTGACGATATCATTAAACCAAAGTATAACATGGACTGGGAGGCTTTGCGTGAAAAAATTAAAACCTATGGTTTACGGCATTCTACTTTATCTGCTATTATGCCTTGTGAGTCTAGTTCTGTTATTCAGAACAGCACAAATGGAATAGAGCCTGTGCGGAGCTTATTAATCTCAAAAAAGGCTAAGAATGGAGTATTAAAGCAATTAGTTCCCAACTACCATATGCGTAAAAATTATTATACTATGGCTTGGGACATGGATAGCAATAGAGACATTATGGATGTAGCGGCGGTTATTCAAAAGTTTACAGATATGAGCATGAGTACCAATCTATACTATAACTATTCACATTACGAGGATGGAAATATTCCGCTAAGTGTAATTATCAAAGATCAGATCTATGGATATAAGTACGGACTAAAGAATTTTTACTACTGTAATACTCCCGATGGTGATGGAGATACAGAAAAAGAAATGAACTGCGAATCTGGAGCGTGTGCAATATGAAAACAATTTTTAATACAAAAAACATAGACCCTAAATCACAACCGCTGTTTCTTGGAAAAGATCTTGGAGTACAGCGTTACGATCAGATAAAATATCCTGTATTTAAGGATCTTGATAGTAAGCAAATGATGAACTTCTGGAGACCAGAAGAAATTGAACTAAAGAAAGATAGGTCTGATTTTAAGGAATTATCTGATAATGAAAAGTTTATCTTTACATCTAATCTGAAATATCAAACTATGCTCGACAGTGTTATCTGCCGTGGAGTACCAACATTGCTTGAGTTTGTGACCAACTCTGAACTAGAGGCTTGCCTAATGACTTGGCAGTTCTTTGAGAAAATCCATTCTCAAAGTTATAGTTATATTATTCAAAATGTTTACCCAGACAGCGGAGAAGTTTTTAACGGTATTTACGAAGATAAAGAAATTATGAAGCGAGCCAACTCTGCAATTAGGGATTATAACAATCTCATGGGAATGGCTTGCAGTAGCAATAAGCCTTCAGATATAAGAAAACAAATCTATATGTCTGTAGTCAGCATTAACATCCTCGAAGCTGTTAGGTTTTACGTCAGCTTTGTTTGTAGTTTCGCCTTTGCTGAAAATAAAAAAATGGTAGGCAATGCAGATATCATAAAATTAATAAAACGAGATGAGGCTTTGCACCTAGCTAACACTCAGGCCATATTAAAAATTCTACACAAGGAAGAAGACGAGGGGTTTGTGAATACGGCAAAGCAATGTCAGGACGATGCTATAGAAATGTTCGAGAGCGCTGCAAAAGAAGAAAAAGAATGGGCATCCTATTTGTTTCAAAATGGTTCAATATTAGGCTTAAACGAGCAGGTTCTACATCAGTACGTCGATTGGTTGTGTATGTCACGAAGAAAAACGATAGGTCTACCATACGATAACGTAGGAAAGAATCCCATCGCCGGATGGACAAGTCATTGGATGAGCAGTGAGAGTGTTCAAGTGGCTCCACAAGAGCATGAAATCACCAGCTATAAGATTGGAGCCAGTAAAAATGATTTGGATGATATGGATTTAGGAGATATTTTATGAGTAACAAAAGATATAGTGGTATTTTTGACAGTATCGTTGATAACATACTAGAGAAGTATGGCATAGAAGAAAAAACCATAAAACAGATCTCCAAAGTCGTTTCTACAATTTCGGATCATGTGACAACCGAAAAGATAGGAGATGAAACTTTTGTTACGATTCATTTAGACAAGATTCATTTTAAATTCAAAAAGGACTAACTATGGTACGAGTTAACGTTGCGAACATCAAAAATTGCTGCAATGACCTGCCCGAATGTCAAGATCATAAAGCAAGAATGGATATGTTAGAAAAAAGCCACAATTCTATCAAGAAGAACGTAGGAACTAAAACCTTGATAGAAAAAATTACACGATGGCACCATGAGCGCAATCTAATCAATGGATCTACCGACAAAGACCAATTTGCCAAACTAATACAAGAGGCGGGAGAGCTTAGTGATAGTATTTGCAAAGACAAAAACGTTTCGGACGATATCGGAGACATGATAGTTGTACTCATTAATATTGCGGAGAGAAATGGATTAAGCATTGGAGAATGTTTAGAAACTGCTTGGAATGATATTAGAGATCGTAAGGGTAAAATGATTGATGGTGTTTTTGTTAAAGAGGGTGACTGAAATGCGTATTACTAATATGGGAGATAATAAATAATGGCATATACATCACCTTTTAACGATAGAATAGGTTATTTTTCTCATGCTGTTTTTTACAAGACAGCTATAGGTCCGGGTGACCCTTTAGGCGCAGTTATTACGGACCATCTATTTCTAGATGGTGTTCAGGATATAAGTGTAGAAAGGCAGATTTCTCAAGAAAAACTTCCCGAGTTTGGTCAAATGACTCAGGACAAATTAAAATACGGTAAGACAAAATACGAAATTCAAATCACTAGAGTTCTAGGGTCTTTGAAAGATAATTTTTACTACGAACCCTCCCCAAGTTCTGGTGCCCCAGATGTAGTAGCGGGTGAATATGGATTGGGGAAGGGTGATTTTTTCTACAACACAACCGGTAAGACCACTTACGAAGAAGCGCATGTTACCAATATTAATAACGGAATTGGTGTTGGAAATGGTAAGCTAAGATATTATGATATAACGGTTGTTTATGGCAGAGACAGCATTTCTAATATAAATAGCGGATTTCCGCCCGGAGAAGATCCCCCATCGACAACCAGCGAATGTAGGACCATAACATACAGAAGTGCCGTTTTAAACTCTATATCTTATGATATTGAAACAGAGGGTGCTGTTCGAGAAACAATATCGCTCACCGCTGAATATTACGAACAGGATTTGGTTGTTGATGCTATGCTTTTTGAAGACTTGGACCCAGAGGTGAGTGATAGTGCGGTCCCTCTTCCTAGAAAAGCAAAAACCTTACGGCGTAAAAATATTATACTAAATCCAGATATCGTTCCTCATACGCAAGCCGATGCCGGACTTCCCTACGCTTGGTTGCCGCTAGAGGTTCAGGAGTTATTCTATCTTGGCAACGAGAAGGATGGTATTCCAATCATAGGAATAACTTCTATTAGTATTGACATAGAATTTAATATTAAGGAACTTGTAGATTACGGACAGTGGTCTGGGAGTGATATATACTCAAATGTAGCCCAGCAGCAGGCAGGTACTCCAGATGAAGGGGGAGAAACTCGAATAAACAATTATAAAATTCTTCAATTTCCTATTGCAGTAAGTTGTACATTTGAAGGAATTGTAAGAGATCATTACATAAACTCTAATCAGCAAACGAAACCAAAGACAGTCAGTCCCAACACATATCCATCGGCAATTCAGCCGCCTATAGACAAGTTCGACCACCTTGTTACGGATACTCACTTTAGCTCTTATGGATTGACCAACACGAATTCGGAGCTGTATGCCTACTACGCCAAAGAGTTTCAGGGAAACAATAAGGCGGATAGAGAAATTAGAATATTAGCAAAAGATCCCGCCGTTGCCTCAAAATACTGGCAATGGAATCTAGGTGACAAGAATTTTTTAACAGATTTTTCAATCACTGGTGGAGGCGTAGGAGGTGAAAGTGTAACAGCTTCACTATCCTACCGAAACGATTCTAGTGAAATATTCTTGGTAAAAGATTCGACTATTCATGAGTTTAAATCCAACGACACTTATTAAGGCACTGCAATGGCTAAAAGAAGAAGAGACAACAGTAAGAAACAGCCCATTAGACCAGCCCGAAAAAAACTTAAACCCAAAAGCGAAAATCAGTTTGATTATATATCATTAATGTCAGAAAATGATCTTACATTTTGCTGTGGTCCAGCCGGATCTGGTAAGACCGCAGTAGCAGTAGGAATGGCTTGTGAATATATATTAGAAGAAAAAATAGAAAAAATAATAATAACAAGGCCAGTAATAGAGTCAGGAAGAGGGTTGGGCTTCTTGCCCGGCTCGCTTAATGAGAAGGTTCATCCTTACATGGTTCCAATAATTGAAGAAATGAAACTTTATCTAGGGGTGGAAACATATAATTCAATGAGGGCCACAAACAAAATAGAAGTGTGTCCCTTGGAATATATGCGTGGAAGAAACTTTCATCACACATTTATGATTTTAGATGAAGCACAGAATGCCACGTATGAACAAATCAAAATGTTTATGACAAGAATCGGCATCGGCTCTAAAGCAGTTGTTAATGGAGATTTAGACCAAACCGATCTAAGAGGATCTTATGATACATCAGGAGGATTAAATAACTGCATGGAAAAACTAGATGACCTAAAGGGTGTTGGAATTTGCTATCTAACTAATGAAGACATTGTTCGAAACAGAATTATATCTAGAATTTTAAATAGGTTAAAATAAACTAAAATGTGCTTTGGGGGTTACTTGTATCTATAATACAGTAACTCCCTTTTATTGAACAGGAACGAGGAACTAAGATGCCAACATACGATTTTGAATGCGAACCTTGTGCTTATCATATAGAAATTGTTCAGAGACATGACGAACCCGAAAATCACACTTGTCCTATTTGCGAACAGAAAAGCTTAAAAAAAATATTCATTAACGCTCCCGGTATTATCGTTAAGGGAGAACCTACCACAATCGCACAGCAGGCCGAGAGAAATACGGCAAAAATGGGAAAGTATGAATTAGAAACTAAGCGATCTAGCGATAAGATAAACTCAGAACTTTCTACAAAACAAAAGAGCGCAAGAGAACGTCATCGAGCGATTGTTTCAATGACACCAGAACAGCAAACGCATTGGGTTAAGACAGGGGAGCGACCATCGACATGAGAGAAACAGCTTTCTCAAAAATGATGAGAAGCGGGATAGAAAAAGATCCCGATCCACCAAGAGCTAATCCACATACAGCAATTATAACGCTAAAAATAGAAGTCAGAGAGCTAGACTCTAATGGAATCATAGGAGAATCCGTAGTCGGTAACGGTAGACTTTCTAAGTTTGGAATTAGAGATAAAGCCCGGATAATGATTGCCGGAGCTACAGAAGGTGAATGTATCCTAAAAGTAAAACAATTATTGGAGAACCTTAATGAAAAACCATAGTAGCGAAGATTTTGACCAAATGGGACTACCAAAGCCCACAGAAACTCTTGTACAATGGTTTGGTATGGACGCAAAAAAAGTAAAGGATGAAAGAACTGCTTTCGCAAAAAGCGTTTCTTGTACGTATGATTACGAAAATTTGTCAAAACAGTTCTTCCTAAGAATTTCGAGCGGAGAATTGATTGACCCTTACTACACCAACTCTGGAGTAGGTAGAGCTAGGCTTGCAACATTCTCTTTTAGAAAGGTTAACGTTGCTACATTTGAAGCTTTTATGAAATATCTAAAAAGCAAAAAAAGAACTGATTACACTTTCGCTAGACGTTTATTAATGGAGATTAAATAATGAAGAAGGGACCACTTTCAAAAAAAGAAAAAGCATATATTGCTAAAAATTACCAAGACACAACACCCAATGAAATAGCAGATCTACTAGATAGATCCGTTCACATGGTTGATAAACAAATCATGAAGCTTTCCTTTACAGCCAATAAGGAAAAGCAAGAAGAAGAACTAGCATCAGAAGCTCTAAGCCCACCAACTGAATCAAATCCTTTGTACGCCAGAAACGTAGCGGAAAACGGGGTTGTGCGTTCTACGATTGGAACTCAGGCAGCGTCAATGGCTGCTGACGAATCAAGAGCAAAAAGGAAATCACCAGAAGTTAGTCCACGATACTCTAAACATATTCACGAAATAAAGAAAAGGTAAGTAAATGTCGGAAGTTAAAGATAAACCCCTACATCTTTTAAACGATTCTGTATGTACTTCTTTCGATCCATTTGTGAGAAAACAACTGATGTCATCCTTGACAATGAGTTGGATAGCAACTATGACAGACGGAAGCCTTGTCTATGGAGACTATGAAAGACAGGGTTATGAAAAATGCTGGGAAAGATTTAAAAAGCATTGCTTTAAAACTAATACAACGCCAACAAGCATCAAGCTGCATATGCTTGGATGTCCTGCTGTAGAATTTTTTTCTGACCCAGATGGCTTGGACGGGTTTTCTATATCGAGAGGGGTCGCCAGAGAACAGTCAATGTCAGGCGACTTTAAAGACTACCAAAGTCTAACAGTGTCACTGCTTAATAAAAACTGCAAACATATAGACATTAGAAAGTTTGTCTGGCCTTTGAATGATTTTGAAGAATTGCAGGGAAAGAGAAAGTTGACAAAAGTAAACATTGAACAGTTGATTTTTAAAAATGAATCAGAAAAACGAGAAAAAGTTCAAAAGTATCTCAACGGGTGAACCTTGTACTGCTGCTCAGTATTTAGCTGAAATGGTTTGCATTAGAAAAGCTGAACGCGAAAACAAGGGAAGTCTTGCTTACAAATTTTGGAATAAAGGAGACTCTTACAAAATTCAGATAAGAGTAGCCAACAGATTAATAAAGAAATATGGAGAGAAGCCCATATTTTACTATTTAAACAGCCCAAGTGGTAAAAGTATTTATTCGTTGGGCTTTCTACATAAAAGTAAAAAGTTTGTACTAATACTCGACTTCGTAGAAGAGGGAGTAAAAAAAGCCAAGAAAATAACTGACGCCCAAGAGCTGCAAGAAAAAAAAGTTGTGAACTTACCTAAAGGCGAATACAAGTCAAAAAAGAAGAAGAAAAACAATAGTCTATTATCAAAAATAAGGAAAGCAGATGGTAACAAGTGAATTTAGTAATAAATTTCAAGCAGATAAAAAGTCCACTCAACCAAAATATTTAAAAAGCATTTTGAAAGATAATGGCGAAATTATTAAAAGCGGAATAGATGTACTAACTGAAAAGAAAAATTTAGGAATGATTTCAATTAGTCCTGCTATTGATCTAGCTTTGGGTGGAGGTGTTCGTGAAGGATGCTGGCTAACCCTTACAGGAGATCCTAAAAGCGGCAAAACAACTACAGCAATGCAAATTGCAGCCAATTGTCAAGCGGAAGGTCGCCCAGTGATTTATCTAGACGCTGAAGGTAGACTTAAAGACATGAACTTTCAAGTGGAAGGGTTTGATACATCCAAGATTCACGTAATTGCACCTGTCGACAAACCTCTTTCCGCAGAAGTATTTTTAGAAGCCGCTTATAAGATGATGAGCCATCCAGATTATGCCGGAGCTGTGTTAATTATCGACTCGGTTTCATCCCTTCTGCCGCAGAAAGAAATAGAAGGAGATTTTAGTCCGGGTCGTGCTGGACTACCTAAGATTTTATCAATTTTCACCAAGAAGATTGGACAACTACTTCCTAAGCAACGAGGGTTGGTAATAGCTATAACTCACTATATCGCAAATACTGGTGGATTTGGCAAGGCTAAAATGTCTGATGGTGGTAATAAAATTCAGTATCAGGCAGACACAAGAATGGAAATAGCTGGCAGTGGGATGGATCGTCCAGCAATTAAAGGTTGGGTTGATGAGAATGGTAAAAGAATCGGCCAGATTGTAAACTGGAAAATTATCTGTTCATCCTGTGGACCACCGGGAGGTCAGGTGCAAAGTTATATCAGATATGGAAAAGGAATCGACAAGGTTCAAGAAAATATACAAATCGGAATGGATCTCGGACTTGTTTCAAAAAGCGGAGCATGGTGTACCTGTGATTTCGTTACTTTTGGCGGAGGGGATGATGAAAAAGATTTTAAAGCAATTTTAAAGAAGGCGAGACCAGACATTGATGTTGATAATCAAGAAGAACTACTATCAACCAAAGGGTTTAAGTTCCAAGGTCAGATAAAACTTTACAATTTTATGGCAGAAAATCCTGATTTTATGAACCTCTTGACTAAAATGACCGCTCAAGGGTTAGAATGAAAGTAGTAGGACTTGACGGAAAGGACTATAACTGGAAACCAAAGGGGAACAAAGGGAAAAGATCAAAGCTGCACAAGCGGGCAGTGGGAATTATTAAAGAGTTGTTTCCTTTTGACGTTATTTTAGAAGAGGTTTCTCTTCCCGGCTCTGCTACAACTAAAAATAACAAACTTAGATGCGACATATTTGTTCCTAATAGGGAAATGTTTGTAGAAGTTCATGGCGAGCAGCACTTTAAATACATTCATTTTTACCACAAAAACAAGATTAATTTTTATCGTGCCCAAGCAAGAGATAGGACCAAGCAGGATTGGTTTAAGTTAAACGACTTAACCCTGATAGAGCTTAATTTTAACGAAACAGACGAACAGTGGAGACAGAGACTAAAATGGTAACAATGGCTCATAAGACAAAAGGTTTTGTTTGTCATCATATTCCAAAAACCGGTGGAACATCCATCGGAAACTGGATAGCAAAAAACATGGGACAAGAAGTGTACTTTGTAGGACAGAGAGGGGTTCGTACTCTTACTAGGGACACAGAAGGAGAAATGTTTGTAGGTTGGAGCGAGAGCAATCCTGACCACAATAATTGGATGAAGTGGTGGTTTAAACACGCTGGTCTTAGAAACGGATTTGGGGCACATAACCAAGTAAGTTTAACTAAAAAGATTCTCTACGGAAACCCAAGAACAAAGCATTTAAAAAAAAAATTTTGGCACTTTGCCTTTTTAAGGAATCCTTACGACTGGCTAACGTCCTTGTTCTGGCATAGAAAGCACATACCAAGTCCGATGAACAAAATTTACAATAAAGTTATAGATAATCCCGATCAAGATCTGGCATTTGCTGAGTTTATATTTTGTCTAGAAAATAGAGACGGATTAAAGTCCGACCGTCTACAATCCTTTTGGCTTAATTCCAAAGTTGATTTCATTGGAGACTTTGACAACCTAGAAAGAGATTTTAGAAAGATTATGTCACGCTTCGATATCGAGGTCAACAATTTTCCAAAAACAAATACTCAACCAAAAAACAAATCGGTATACCTGTGGAACAACCCGGAAATTTTAGCTAGGGCTACCAACCTTTTGAGTAAGGATATCGAACTATACGAAAAAACGTTTAACAAAAAGGCATCGTATGAAAGAGGATAGAAGTACCGAGTTTGTCAACACTATCGAGGAATGGGTTAGTTCCAAGTTTCTTGCTAGAGTAGACCCTCCTAAAGAGATAGAGACGGTAATCAATGCTTCTTTTGAAGAAATGCAGTCATGGAGTCAGGAAACGTGTTACATCAACTCTTTTAGGCTCTACGCATACTCAGAATACTTGGCTGGGGTAAAAGCTAAAGAAAAAATTGTTTTTGATTGGGCAGAAGGTTCTATTTGGTTTATAATAGGTAGTACACTGGACCAATACGGTGATGGGTTTACAAAATGGGAAAAGAAGTATTATTCTGCTGTGAAAGAAAATCCACTAGCTACAAAGATTTTAAAGGTTAAAAACCATGCACATGCTAGGGTTCAAATGCTAGAAGGAAAACAGGAAAGAATTATCAAGATGGCAGACACTCTAAACAATATGGCTAGGAGAAAATAATGAGCGATCTAAGTGTAAAGATAAAAAAACTAATTAAGAAAGCTAAAGAAACTGGCGATATGGAGCTATTAGATTTGGCTACGGACTTGATTGACTCTCAATCTATAAAAAATAGTCAAGAAAAAATCAATAAAGAAGTCACTAAAAACGAAGCGGAATTAGATAATAAATTTCCAGAGTTTTCCATGAAGTCGGAAAGTAAAATGCGACAACCTGTGGAGGTAAAAAAAAGAACGAACCTCTATGTAGACAAAGGTGAACATAAGGATGAGCATAATATCACGCCAAATGTAGAATTAACTGAAAGACGAAGACCAACATTCAAAAAGGTTGACCAAACTTGCCAAAGGTGTAGTAAAGTAGTGAGTGTTAATCCGTCTTTCGTCAGGGATTTTTTTACTTGCGATTCATGCTTACGACGATAAAAACTTATGAATAAAAAATTGAGCGACTTAGCATCAGAAAGAGCTGTATTAGCTGCACTTTGCCAATATGGTTTAGATGCTTATCTAGAAGTTGATTTCATAGAATCAAGATCTTTTACAGATCCTATGAATCAGCTATTATTCGATTGCATATACAAATCAATTTCTGAAAATACTCAGGTAGAATTATCTTCAATTTTATCTGCTGCGAATGATTTAGGCGTATCTGAGCAGATGAACTCTAAGGATGAGATATCCTTTGTACGTTCTTTGTTTAATTTCCCAATAACAAAACAAAACGTAGGATCATACGCAGCGAAAATAGCGAAACTAAAACTTGCTAGAGACTTGTCTCAAACACTAAAAGCTTGTGAAAAAGAGCTGGGCAAGGTAAGTGGGGAAGAGGATATAATGGACATTGTGTCCAAGATTGAAGAGCCTCTTCTAGATGCGACTGGTGACATATACAAATCTTCTAGTAAGAAAACCGAACTGCTTGGAGATGGCATAGAGGATTATTTAGATTTCTTATCTGATAACGTGTCCGACTTCGTAGGCATACCTACAGGCTTCCCTGCGTTAGATGCTGCTATCGGCGGTGGCTTGCGTAGAAAATGCGTTGATCTAGTTGCTGCTAGGCCCAAGGTCGGCAAGTCTATGCTTGGTGACGCTGTAGCGAAATACGTAGCATCTGAAGTTAATGTTCCAGTTTTAGTTTTAGACACAGAAATGTCTAAAGAAGATCACTACAACAGAATGTTGGCTGATGAGTCTGGTGTAGAAATCAACAGAATTTCTACTGGTCGTTTTAGCGAAAGTGAAATAGAAAAAGAAAAGGTTCAAAATGCGGCGCAAAGACTAAAAGAAATTCCATATCACTACATCAGTATTGCAGGAGAGTCTTTCGAAAACATTATTTCTCAAATGAGAAAATGGATTTACCAGCATGTAGGATTCGATGAGTCTGGTAGAACAAAAGATTGTGTTATTGTTTATGACTATCTGAAACTAATGGGTTCAGAGGGTATTAACGCTGCAATGCAAGAGTATCAGGTTCTCGGTTTTCAAATTACCAAACTGCACAACTTTGTGGTTAAATATGATGTTGCGTGTTTGGCGTTTGTTCAACTCAACAGGGATGGAATTACAAAAGAAACTACGGACGTTGTTTCTGGTTCTGACAGGCTTGTATGGCTCTGTACTAGTTTTTCAATCTTTAAATTAAAATCAGACGAAGAAAAAGCGGAGGATGGTCCTGAGAATGGAGACAGAAAGATTGTACCTGTCGTTGCTAGACATGGAGAGGGACTAGATGATGGAGATTATATTAGTATGAAAATGTTCGGTAAGTTTGGAAGAATCCAGCAGGGTTTAACTAGGAACGAGATACATGATAATTCGAGAACAAGAGAACAGGGTTTTGAAACCGAAGAATTTGACGAAGAAGAAAATATCGTCACTCTGTGAAGCCCTGCTTCCAAAATCAAAACAGTTATTAGATTATTTCGGCGTAAACTGGGTAGAGTTTCCAAATAGATTGGCCTTTGCTTGCCCTATTCATGGAGGTGACAATCCAGAAGGTTGCTGTATATTTACTGACGGCGAATCAAACACTGGAAACTGGTCTTGCTGGACAAATCACTGCGAGGAAGAACATATCGGAAACCTTTTTGGTTTTGTTCGGGGATGTTTGAAGCGACATAGAAACAAAGATATTTCTATGCTTGAAACCGCTTCTTTTATTTGTTGGTTTTTAGACACTGACATAGAAGAAATAGAGTCTAGCTTTGTTGACAGAAGTAGTCGAACAGTAGACGTGTTTAACAGGAAGATTGCAAGGAAGGAGTCTCAATTTACGAGGTCTTCAATTAGAAACAAACTAAATATTCCTTCGCAATATTTTGTAGGAAGAGGGCACAGCGTAGATATATTAGAAAAATTTGATATTGGAGAATGCACTGTTGAAAATCAGCCAATGTCAGGAAGAGTTGTTGTACCCTTATATGATGAAGATAATAACTATGTAGGATGTGTTGGTAGAGCCATTAAAGAACATCTACAGCCAAAATGGCTACATAGCAAAGGATTCACTAAGAATATTCTTTATGGACTAAATTACGCCAAAAGCAATATACTTGAAACTAAAACAGTTATTTTGGTAGAAGGTCAAGGTGATGTTTGGCGAGCATTTGAGTCTGGTTTAGACATGACAGTAGGAATATTTGGAACATCACTAAGTGAAGATCAATTAATACTGCTAGAATCGTCAGGAGCGCTTAATGTTGTCATACTAACAGATTACGATGAAGCTGGAAAGAAGTCTGCTGATTCCATAATTAAAAAATGTGGTAGGAGATTCAATTACTTCAGGCCAGAATTAGATAGCTGGTTTGACAGTAAGGATATCCCAATAAAGCAGCGCGACTTGGGACAAATGACAAGCGAAGACATTAAAAAAGAAATTATACCCTATCTACCGTTTACAAGGAAAAGTAATGAATAATCAATCAGAAACTAGAATACTTGCCTTTGCTGGATCGAAACAGTCAGGAAAAACTACCGCATGTAACTTCCTTCACGGGTATCAGTTACGCGCCCAAGAAGTTATCCAAAACTTTGGAATAGCTCCAGATACTGGTAGGTTGATTGTTAACACAGAGATTGTAGATAGTGGTGGTAAAATTGAACAGGGTGACACCTTTATGGATATCTCTAGGCGAGATCCTGAATTTGTTGAATGGGCTATGTATAATATGTGGCCCTTTGTTAAAAAGTATTCCTTTGCAGATTCTTTGAAGAGTATCTGTATGTCTTTGTTCGGACTTACTTACGAGCAGTGTTATGGCAGCAATGCTTATAAAGACCAGATTGTTCCTCACCTAAGATGGGAAAACATGCCGGGAATTGCTACTAAGGAGATTCTTGAAGAAGAATGGGGCAATTTGTTGTGCGATTGGTTTCCTAGTGATAGTGAATATGGCAATGAGGAAATGCAAAAAGACCTTGCTAGAATCAATTTAACATATCACGCCGCAGGCCCAATGACCGCCCGTGAATTTATGCAATTCTTTGGCACAGACGTTATGCGTAAAATATGGGAACCCGTTTGGATAAAAAGAACGTTAAAAGATATCGAAGAAGAACGTCCATTGTTAGCGGTGATTGACGACTGTCGTTTCAAAAATGAAATCTTGGCTATCCAAGAGGTCGGAGGTAAAGTAATAGGACACACAAGAGATATCTACGGAGATACTCACTCTAGCGAAAAAGAGATTAAAGAAAACTGGGATTTTGTGGATTGTTTAATTGATAATAAAAATATGGAAATTCATGAAGTTTGTAAAGAAATAATCAAAACGCTTAATGACTGGGGATGGTTAGGAGCCGCTACTGTCACCAATGGTAAAAAAACTGTTCATACAATAAAGGCCAATCAATGATTGTAGAGTATATACGTAGTTCAAGCTATAATAATTTCGAATACTGTGAATTGCAGTATTTTATCACCTACAACTTAGGTTACCAGTCTCCTTCTGGAAAAAAGGCCCAACTAGGAACTATGGTCCACAAAGTAATGGAGTGCCTCGCCTCCTGCACAAAAGATATTCAAGACCATCCGGCAGATAAAAAAACGCCAAGATCTATTGTAGATGATGCGCTTGGAGAGGTAAACTTTACTGAAACAAAACTAAAAACCAAAAAATTCGTAAAGGAACTACTAGACAGAAGCTTTGAATGGTATTCTTCAAACGACCATCATAATTACACACCGGCAGATATTAAATTTTGCAGCAAACAAATCAACGAGGCTTTGTTATTTAACGACGGACAGTTCGACCCCCGTAAAAGAAAGATCGTAGACACAGAGCCTCAGTTCAACATAGTTATTGAAGAAGACTGGGCTAATTTTACATACGAAGATGGAACCCAAGGACAGCTTGCAATTAAAGGAACTATTGACCTAGTTACAGAAATTGATAGCGACATAATAGAAGTTGTAGATTGGAAAACGGGACAAAGAAAGAATTGGGCGACTGGAGAAAAGAAAACATACGAGAAACTTTTAGAAGATCCTCAGTTATTATTATATAATTATGCAATATCTAAGCTGTATCCGCAGTATAAACAAGCAATTATGAGTATATTTTTTACTCGCGATGGCGGTCCATTCAGCATGTGTTTTGACAAAAGTGACCAAAAGAAATTTTTGACAATGCTGGAAAAAAGATACAAAGACATAAGAAAAACGAACTACCCTCGACCATGTTCAAAAAACAGGTCTAGTTTTAAATGTACAAGGTTATGTCACTTTTACAAAGAAAAATGGCCCGGAACAGATAAGTCTATGTGCAATTATGTAGAAGATAGGCTTTATGACATAGGACATGACGCAACTGTTAAAGAGTGTACTAAAAAAGGTCATAGTGTAGGATATTACGAGGCGCCGGGATGATGAAGATTTTTCAAATAGGATTCAATAAGTGTGGCACAGCTAGTTTGTACCATTTTTTCAAGGATAGCGGTCTTAAATCTGTTCATTGGAGATGAGGTGATTTAAATAAAATATGAAAAAACCAGTTGGCAAATCAGCACTCTCATACTATAATAAGACGTACACTAAACTTTGCGAAATAGATTTGAGGAACATATGTGGAACCCAGTTAACTGCAAAACTCACTTTTCTTTACAGCACGGGTTTTGCAAGGCTGATAAATTAGCAAAACGCTGTGCGGAGTATGGGTATACGGCTTGTGGAATAGCTGATTTTGGCACGCTTTCCGGGGCCGTAGATTTCCAACAGGAATGTAAGCAAAATGGTATCAAGCCAATTATTGGATGCGAGTTTGATGGCTATATTCTTTACGCCAAAAATAAGGATGGATGGTTCGACCTTGTAAAGTATGTATCAAACCAGACTCTCAATGTTCTTAAAGATGTTGCCAGTCGAGGAAATGTACTTTGTGTTACCGCAGAAAAAAATGGATTTGCCAACCTTTTTAAAAGCAATCATGTACAGCTTGATTATGAGTCGCAGGCAATCTATTATGTAGATGAAAGTGACGCTGAGTGTCATAGAATCATGTTATGTGGCAAGATGAAAACCACACTAAAGAAGGTAAATAACTTAGAACACGATTATGAGCAGTTCTTCGATCCTCTTCATAAAAGCTATGGAACGTTTCACCTAAAAAACCAAAACCAAGAATTTACCAAGATTTGCTTTACTGAGGGTCAAAATGATATTTGGCGAATTGTGGATAAATGCGAAGAATACGACCTTGCTGATAAACCATCATTCCCTACCTTTCCATGTCCTGACGGAATCAGCGAGGATGATTATCTCACAGAATTATGTAGAGAGGGCTGGAAATCAAGACTTGTAGGCACAGAAAAGATTACTACCCAAGAAGACAAGGATCGCTATACGAAACAAATCAAACACGAACTAAAGGTTATTTTTAAAGCACAGCTTTCTGGTTACTTTTTGATCGTTCAGGATATTATTCGATGGGTTAAATCACAAGGTTGGCTCGCTGGTCCGGGTCGAGGATCTGCCGCTGGTTGCTTGATATCATATCTTTTAGGAATCACAGACGTTGATCCTGTTGAGTTTGATCTTCTCTTTGAGCGTTTTTATAATGAAGGACGTAATACAGAAGATAATGTGGCAATTCCTGATATTGATATGGATGTTCCGGCAGAATATAGGGATGATGTAATCTCGTACATCAAGGAAAAGTATGGAGAATCAAATGTTGCACAAATGATTACAATGGGCAGGCTACAAGGAAGGTCTGCAATAAAAGAGGTTTGTAGAGTAAATGAAGCTTCTAGTTTTGCCGAAATCAACGAAATGACAGCGGCTCTGCCTGACGAGCAATTAATTTCCGATCAGCTAGAGTTAATGGATAGCAAGTCTGTAATTCTATGGGCCTTGGAACACCAACCAGAAAAACTTAAAAACTACTGTTACATTAATGAAGATGGAAAATTAGACGGTCCTATGAAGGACATCTTTACCCAAGCTATAAATATCGAAGGAACTAATAAATCACAAGGAAAACATCCTGCTGGTGTAATTATTTCAAAACATAAACTTTCGGACGTTTGTCCGATGACGGTTGATAAAAACGGTGATCCAATCGTTGCTTTTGAAATGAACCCCCTTGAAAAACAGGGACACGTTAAATTCGACGTTTTAGGAATTGACTTATTATCAAAAATCATGGAGATATGCAAAAATGAATAACGCACAAAAATTACTTTACAAAGAAATCATATATGATGGATGCTCTATTGAGTTTAAAGGAGTATCTCTTTGCAACCTACAGGACACGATGGTTACATCATTACGTGTACCAAAAAATAAGTATCAAGTCTATAGCAAGCGTCATAATTACAGCAAACTTTTCAGAACTTTAGATGAAGCCGTAGATCAATTCATCTCTTTAAAAAAGTGAATTTCAGTAAATGACTATAAAATCAAATTTTTGCATAACATTTTGTGATAAAGATTGGCACTTATTAGAGAGATGTGTTAATTTTATTGCCGCTCAAAGTATGCAACCTGAAAAAGTAACCTTTGTGGGAAGCGGATTATTAGATAGAACCGAAGTTGCCCACGCACTGTGCCAAAGACTAGGTAGATGGTTTGATGAATATAGTATCACGACCTCGCCAACAAGAAAGCTTCCGGGATGGGCTAGAAACAAAGGTTCATTTTCCTACATCCTCACTTCTCACAACCGGGACGATGATGAGGTTATTTCTTTTTGCGATGTTGACGACGATATTCATCCTAAAAAATGCGAATTTGTCAAAAAGGTTTTCGTGAATCCCGATGTGGATGCACTTGTTCATAACTATAGTCGGGGAGAATTGTTTCCTATCTGGGAGTCGGTTAACGATAAGGATGTTTTAAACGTGGAGCCTATAATATTGGTAGAACCAAATCCAGACCCTGTTCCAGAAGGATGGTTTAACATCCCTAGAACAAATGTAATGACTAAAAACAAGCAGCCCGTTGCACACGGACCTATTTCTATCAGAGCATCCTCTGCACAACATTTCAAGTATAAAGAGAATATGCCACTAGGAGAAGATGGGACTTTCTGTAGGGAAATAGTTAATCATCCAGATTTTAACTTGTACTATACTCCAAAAAAGTTTATAGTATATAACTAGAAACAATCATTAATTTAAGAAATCGTAGAAGCTAAATCATAATAACGAGGAAAAGATGGCTAATTACAGAGATATTATCGTATTTGACTTTGAAACCACTGGTCAAAATCCATACAAGTGCCAACCAACTCAAATCGCCGCAGTAGCTATTCACGCTAGAAAGTTAGAACTACAGCCGGGAGGAGTTTTTGAAAGTAAGATTCGCTGCATTGTTGACGACGAAAAAGCTGTAGAGGCGGGCTTTGATCCAATAGAGGAAAAGGCTTTAGAGGTAACTAGGAAAACAAGAGAAGAAATCAGCAAGGGACCAAAACCAAAAACCGTCTGGAACAAGTTTGACAAGTTTTGCGACAAGTTTAACTGGAAGGGTACTAGCTGGACTGCTCCAATAGCTGCGGGTTTCAATATCAATGGTTACGATATGCCAATTGTGAATAGAATGTGCAAAGAGTATGGACCTTGGAATGAAAAAAAGAACCAACAGACACTTTTTAATCCGATCTTTACAATGGATCTAATGCAGCATATATATTGCTGGTTTGAAAACAACACAGACTGCAAAGGATATAGTATGGATTACATGCGAGATTATTTTGGTCTACCGAAAGACAACGCTCACGATGCTTTGCAAGACGTTAAAGATACGGCCAATATTCTTATCAAATTCTTAAAAATGCAGAGAAACCTGTCCAAGAAAATAACTTTTGAAAAAGCCTTTGGTTCTGGAGATTTGTATGTCAGATAACAAAAAAACCATCAGAGTTAACGATGTTCATGGAAATTTTTTCATGATAAATATTGAAGAACTAGAAGATTTTTACAAAGAACAAAAGAGAATTCAACAAGAGTTGAAAGAAAGTAAAAAAGATGACTAATTTTGACATTAACGATTTTGACGATGAAAATGTTTGGGACTTGCTATGCGAAGGTGATACAAAAGGCGTCTTCCAGCTAGAATCACATTTGGGTAGACATTGGGCAAAAGAGACAAAGCCTAGAAATAGAAAAGATCTTGCGGCACTTATCAGTCTTATTCGACCCGGAACTCTTATGGCGAAAGATGCCAACGGAAAAAGCATGACACAGGTCTATGCAGATAGAAAAGCTGGAAAAAGCGATGCTCCTGTCGAGTACCTACATGAGTCACTAGAGCCTATCCTAAGAGAAACATATGGCGTTCTTGTTTACCAAGAACAGTCTATGGCTATCGTTCAAAAACTAGCAGGCTTTAACGGAGTACAAGCTGATTCGCTACGCAAGGCTATCGGAAAGAAGAAGGCAGATGTTATGGCATCTGTTAAGAAGGAGTTTATGGATGGCGTAGAAAAAAAAGGTGAAATAAGTCTTGGTGTCGCGGAAGAAATATTCTCATGGATCGAAAAGTCTAGTAGGTACGCTTTCAATAAATCTCACGCAGTCTCTTATGCATACCTAGCTTACTGGTCTGCCTATTGTAAGTTTCATCGTAGAAATAAATTCTACAATACTTATTTAAATAGAGCGAATAGAAAACCTTATCCAGACGAAGAAAAAAAACAACTAATAAATGACGCCAAGAAGGCAAACATCGAAGTGCTTCCACCTAGACTGCAACATTTAGTTGCGGATTTTTCTAGAGATAAAAAGAAAAACGTTATATACTACGGAATTAACCATGTTAAAAACGTAGGCAGCATAGAAACCAAGAAGATTATGGATTTTATGAAAGACAGGGAAATCCAAGATTTTAGCTGGTTAGATTGTCTTTTTTTTATCATTAACGATCTTCGATTAAACAAAAGGTCCACAATCGCATTGATTTCTGTAGGGGGATTTAACGGTAGGAATAACTTAAACTCTCGACAAAAAATGCTTTATGAGTTTGACTCTTGGAAAAAGTTGACTGAAAGAGAGCGAAAAACTATTGTTTCCAATTACAAATCAGGCGAACCGTCTGTATTCGCAAAGGATCTTTCTCAGGCGATAGGCCATTTAATCGAGGGTAGAGGATTAAAGATTAATGCAAAGAGAATGGAAACCGTTAAAGATATAAAAGACTCCTTAGACAATCCATTTTATGACATAAATGACAATGCACTTACTGTTGCGATAGACGAAGAAAAATTTCTTGCATCACCACTTACTTGTAGCAAAGTTGACGGATTAGATATAATTAATTCAACAAATATGTGTCAAGATGTGGCAAAAGGTGTGATAACAGGTAAAGTAATTCTTGCTGTTGAAATATCTCGTATGAAAATTGTACAAACTAAAAACGGAAAGAACCCCGGACAAGAAATGGCTTTTCTTAGCGTAGAAGATGGTTCCGGCGATCTAGAAGATGTTGTAATCTTTCCAGACTGTTATAAAGAAAACAAAGACGTTTTAATTGAGGGTAATACAGTATTATTGCATGGCGAAGTTAGTAAAGGTTCGTTCATTGTTAATAAAGCAACACAGATTTGATAAGGAATAAATGTGAACAAATGTATGTTTTTGGGCAAAATATCACACGGTCCAGAGTTGGTAAATGTAAACGGTGTGTCATGTGTCAACTTTGATTTAGAAATAGAAGAGTTTAGAAAAGACTCAAACGGAGAAAAGGTAAAAAATTTCACATATCTTGCCTTCGAAGCTTGGGACTCTGCTGCTCTAGCGATTAATAAATATGCCAAAACAGGGTCTATAATGGCTGTAGAATCCAGTGCCCGAAACGAAGAATCTTGGCAGCAGGATGATTCCAGCGAAGTATCGCTTACTACATATTTCAGAGTTTCCTCTTTTAAGATTATTGTTCAATGAGAAAAAAAAGAATACTTTGGGTCAATGAAGCCCATTGGCAAGGAACCGGATACTCTGTTTACGGTAAAGAGATTCTATCAAGATTAAACAAGGTAGAAGAATTTCAAGTTGCGGAGCTGGCTACTCATGTTGACAGAAAAGACATAAGAATTGCCAACTCTCCTTGGAAAGTATATCCAAATCGACCTCTTGATTCCGACGAAGACTTTCAATCATACATAAGTAGTCCGTCTAGAATTTTTGGGGAAAACACTTTCAACAGTGTATTGATAGACTTTAAGCCTGATATTGTTATGGATATTAGAGACTGGTGGATGTTTGAATTCCAGCAGAGGTCGCCATACAGAGACTTTTTTCATTGGGCAATTATGCCAACGGTAGACGCATTTCCACAAAATCCTATGTGGATAAATACGTTCGCTTCTGCGGATTCTGTTTTGAGCTACTCTGAATTTGGTAGGGATACACTTCTTAGGCAAAGTGATTCTATTAACTTTGTCGGAATAGCTCCTCCATGTGCAAACAAGGAAATATTTGACAAGGTTCCAGATAAGAATAAACACAAGGATGATATGGGACTTGATTCAAGTGTATTTCTTGTAGGAACGGTTATGAGAAACCAAAGAAGAAAATTATACCCAGACTTGTTTAAAGCCTTCCGTCAATACTTAGACGAAAACAAAACCCCAGAAGCCTACCTTTACTGTCACGTTTTTTATCCCGACATCGGATGGGAAATCCCTGAACTTCTTAACAGGTTCGGACTAGAAAACAGAGTCCTTTTCGGTTACAAGTGTAAAAACTGCGGCGATGTATCTATGGACTTTTACAGAGACTCCATGTGTCACTGCGGAAAATGTAAACAGTTTAAGAAAAAACTCATAGGCGTAAACAACTCCGTTGATGGCGCAGAACTAAGCAAAATATACAACACATTTGATTTGTATGTTCAGTACGCTAATAGCGAAGGATTTGGTATGCCTCAGTTAGAAGCGGCGTTTTGTGGCGTTCCTGTGGCCGCCATTAATTACTCTGCCATGAACTCAGTTATGAAAAATATCGGAGGAATTGCGATGAACCCTTTGGCACTTTCTATGGAGTGTGAAACGGGTTGCTATAGAGCCATTGCCGATAACGATTTGTTGGTTAAAGTTATAGCAGATGCATATAAAAATAAACGTGATAAAACAAAATATGACGGACACAATGGAGAGTCTATATACAGTAAATCCAGAAATCACTACGACTGGGATAAAACTGCTCAGGTATGGATAGAGCATTTAAAAACAATTCCGATAAAAGACTGGTCTAAAACATACATGTCTCCAATAAAAGTGCTTAAACCAGCAACTTCAATGCCTAACAATATTGTTTCAACCGAAGAACAGGTAAGTTACCTATTTAAATATGTTTTACACAAGCCCGAATGGATTGGGGGCTGGTTTTGGTCTAAAGTTATAAAAGATGTCACATTCGGATACAGGGTGAATCCCTCGGAAGATGACTATTATTTCAACGAATCCCACCTTCCTTCGCAAAATAAGTATCAACCTTATAACATGGAAGGCGTTGTAAGAGATCTAACAAACATGAGGCAAAATTGGAACGAATTAGAAAGACAAAGAGGACAAATTAATGCAAATGCAAAATAGTGCGATTATTCAGTACATGCAAAATGAGGTAACTTGGGATAACCTTAAAGTAATTCCACCGCCATTTAGAGACAGTCTTTTTAAAAGAGCGTTAGATAGATTCAGGGGAAAACCTGTTGATATTTTTCAGATAGGTGCTATAGAAACTTTTGAAGACAAGTTTAGAATGGGTTCTGGCTGGAGCGATATTTGGTTTGGATCTTATACCAAAAAATTTGGCGGTGAATATTATGTTGCAGACATTAATGTTGACCATATAGCAAACTCATTTTTTTTAGCTAATTCCTTGGGCCACAGGGTTAATTTAAGAATCGGAGATGGCTTAGATAGCCTGCAACAAGTATCACGCTGCGGCGTTTATTATTTGGATGGTGCAGACATTTCACAAACACCTGACGCACATGTGCAAACATTAAATCAGTTCATTGCTGTAGAAAAAATTGCCAAAAGTTCCGAGGGTGATACTGTCTCGGTTTTGGTAGACGATGTTCCAACCAAAGCACTTGATCTTATTAAGTATTTAGACGAAAAGGGTATCGACTATGAAAAGTTGCCTGAATTTGGAAGCGGTATGCTTTATATGGAGAACATAAATGGAACGAATTAATTTCTACAGCCAGTTTGGTCAAGATTTATTTGTTTCAAAGATAACAAGATTCAAACCGGGATTTTTTGTAGACATAGGTTGTGGAACTAGCGATTTAGATCTAAGATACTCTCACTGGTCTTCTATGAGTAATACTTGGACCTTGGAAAGTGTTTTTAAGTGGCAGGGAATAGCGCTAGATTATGACAAAACTTATTACGATTCCGCTTCTAAATATAGAAAGAGCTTGCATTGTGTCGACCTTATGGAGCATAATATTAATGATGTTCTTGCGGAAAGGGATTGTCCAGAACACTTCGATTATCTTTCCTTTGACGTAGACATGGCACAACGCAAAGTATTAGACGAGTTCGATTTTAACAAATATTCATTTAAGATTATGACGTATGAACATAACTTTAGCACCGAAGGAAATCCAAACTTTAAAGGGTTTTACGATGGGGACAAGGACTACTCTAGAGAAAAATTTCAAGACCTTGGATACAAGATATTGTTTGGTAATGTCGGATTAAGAGAGGATGAAAAAATAGAAGACTGGTATGTAAATGACGAACTCTTTAAAGAGTGGGGACATTTAGCAGAAGATAACATAACTTTTCATGAGATATTTAAAAAGCTAGAATAATGAAAGTATTATACATAGGTCACTACAAAGACGGAACTGGCTGGGGTAACGCCGCGCTAAACAATATACTTGCACTTAACACTGCCGGAGTAGATGTTGTTCCGAGGGCTATTACATACGAAGCGGAAGACAGGGTTCAAAATGAGATCGTGCAAAGCCTAGAGAAGAAGGAACAAACGGGTTGTAATATAGTTATTCAACATACACTTCCTAGCAATTACTGTTACAACAGTAAATTTGATAAAAATATTGGAGTTCTTTGCGCTGAATCCTCTAACTTTAATCAAACTGACTGGGCAAGAAATTGTAACATGATGGACGAGATTTGGGTTCCTAATGAAGTAACTCGTAAAATCTGCCTAGAAAGCAATGTTAAGGTTCCAGTAAGACTCGCCAAATATTCTCTAAACCCTACTCAATATAAACCCAGTGGTCAAGTTGCGATACAAGAGATGAAAGACAACTTTGTATTTGGGTTTGTGGGTGAATTTATTGAAAGAAAAAACATCCAAGCTTTTGTCAGAGCTTTTCATATGACTTTTGACGGGAGAGATAGTGTAAGACTTTTTATTAAAACTTCAAAAAAATCCGTAAAAGATGTACAAGAATATTGCAACCACATCAGAAAAGGACTCAAGCTATCAAAAGATTTTTCAGAAGAGGTCATAATTTCGGGATCAGTGCCGCAAAAAGAATACATTGACATTCTTAGTCAGATAGACTGTTTTGTTATGCCAAGTCGTGGAGAGTCTTTTTGTATTCCTTCGCTTGAGGTTTTGTTTATGGGTATTCCCAGCATATGGACCGAAGGAATCGGCATGGATCAGGTTATTGGTATTCCGGTGCCATCTAGAGACGTTCCTTGTTTTGGTGCAGTAGAATCCCTTCCAGACATTGATACATCCGCATCAACTTGGAAAGATATTGACATAGTGGAACTTTCTAAAGCAATGCGAAAAATGTATGAAACATTAGTAGTTCCAGAAATAAAACAAGATGTTGCAAACCAGTGCAAGACTGCTGCCAATGGATATTTCCACAAAACCGTAGGATTAGAAATGAAAGGGCTATTAAATGACAGCTAGAGCGTCGGCTAAATCGGTTAAGTTAATTATGAACCGGCCCACATCAGACCGGAAGCTGAACATATTAACTTTTGCCACACATGAGCGATACGAAGAAAATCTATGTAAAACTGGACACAACTTTTACTCTCTAAGAGTTGGCAAGGAGTGGGACACTACATATGCACCGGTTCCAGAGAACTACCACATAATCGACTCTCTGCCCGACTACCTAGATATAGACATTGTACTAAGCCATACCTCTTGCAACCGTCTACAGGTCGCTCATGACCTCCTTAGTGAGACAAGGGGACAAGCTAATAAAACAGCAATACCGATCCTTAGACATTGCCATGTTTTGCCAGATGTCAGAGGTGATGTTCAACAGCAAATAAAGGGATATGGCGAAATTCCTGTTTCCAGCAATTCCTTTATTTCCGAGTTTAATCGTGACACTTGGGGTTTTTCAGCAGATAATAGTAGTGTAGTAGAGCATGGTGTTGATACAGAGTTTTGGAATCAGGGTTGGGGAGCTAGTAATACATCGAGAGAACTTTATTGCTTATCGGTTGTTAATGAGTTTCCTTCAAGAGATTGGTGTTGCGGCTTTAGCTTATGGAAAGAAGTGGCATCCAGCCCTATTGCTCCTTATCGAGTAGTAGGAAAATGCACAGGGGAACATGCCGGATTTTCCCAACCCGCTCAATGCAGGGAGCATCTAAGAGATATCTATCAAACCGCTGCCGTGTTCTTAAACACATCGCTTCACTCGCCCGTGCCATCGGTAATGATGGAAGCTATGGCGTGTGGTTGTCCTGTTGTAACAACAGGGACGTGTATGATTCCAGAAATCATTGAACACGGTGTAAACGGAATCATAGCCGATAACGCATCGGATATGAAATTCTGGTGTAGGGAGTTGTTAGATAAACCAGAACTCGCTCGCAAAATCGGTGAGGCTGGACGCAAAACAATTGAAGAAAGATATAGTCTTGACAGATTTGTACAGAGTTGGAGCAAATTACTTTACAAAACCGTTGGAGAATTTAGATGAAGATAGAACTAAATAACGCCAGTAGCGGAATGAGTGTTTTTAACATTCAAGATAATCCTGTTACAGAGATAAACTGCGATTGGTTTCTGTGTCAATTCAAAGAAGAAGAAGTTTCAAAGGTTGTTGAAACTCTACTTTCCAAGATAAGAATTGGTGGCACTATATGTTTTCAGGAGTTAGACGTTTTTAACTTCGGTAAATATGTTAATTCTCTTCGTTCCAATCCTTCGCAAGTACATATTCCTAATGTTAACCTTTATGGAAATAGAATTAATTCTTTTTTGTCTTTAGAATATCTTGAAACACTGATTCCTAATAATTTCACAACCTTGACCCGTATGTTTATTCAAAACGGGAGTCAATTCCAACTTAAAATAAAGAGGGCAAATTAATGTCGGCAGAATCATTAACTCCAGTAACAAAATGTGAAGGATGCGTTTTCTCAAAGCTTGAGGGAGGTAAGCAGGTCGATTGCGATTTAGCAAGGCATGAAAAACTAGGATTTTCAACTCTTTCCGACGAAACAACCTTTACATTAGAAAGATTCTGCAATACTTACCGTCCAGAAGAATGGATTTCCAATCTTGAATTCGAAGACAGGCTGAATATTAAAGAAGTCGCAATGAAAGAAGTGGCTCCAAGAGCAGGTTTTATAATCAAATTAGATCATACAAAGGGTGACGAAATTGAAGATCTTGATAAAACCTTAGCTTCAATTAAAAAAATAAAAACACCAACCGGAAAAGAACATCCATATATTATTGTGGTGACGGAAAAGGTTGAATACAATGAAGATATTTGGGGTAAGTTTATTTCTTACTTTGGAGAAGACCCTGTAACCAAATATCACATTGTTCAATTAAACCAAGCTCATAAGAACTTATCTACCATAATCGACGCTACTTTTACTCATTTTCAAAATGGATGGGTACAATGTCTAACTTCAGGTGACGAAGTTCCTGACAATTTCTTAAATAAAATCCATAATTTTGTTAACGTAGAAATGAAGCAGATTGTTATGCTACTACCGAAGTCAGATAGTCCTTTCTCGGGATTTACATTTCCCGCCTTCCTGTTTAAATTTTTAAACGGAAATAGCGCAAAAGTTTTCAAAGATGATATGGTTGATACTCGATCCTTCTTGAATAAGGTTCTTGCAGCCGAGAAAAGGGGCGGCACAAAAACTGTTTACACTTGGGAGGAGTTTTATGCTGCCTAAAGTTGCTATTATTTGTGCGAATTATAACTATGGGGACTACATTATTCCTGCCATAGAAAGTATCATAGGTCAAACATACAAAGGGGAGCTTCGTTTGTATGTTGTAGACGATGGATC